CTTGATGCCGTGCATCGCAGGAATCCTTTCAGCGGAGCGGAATCGTGAGGCGGGTGAGGGCGTTGGGATCGGGGCTGTCGGTCCGCACGCCGATCACGGTCAGCACGGCCGAGCCGGCAGCGAACTCGCCATCGAGCAGCACCTGCTTGACCGCGATGCGCGGCTCCCAGCGGGCGACCGCAAGGGCAACGGCCATGATGCAGAGCAGGCGGGTGGCGCCGTTCAGCGGGCGGTCGACCAGCTCGAACAGCAGCGAGCCATAGTCACGCCGCATGGGGCGGCTGCCGAGCGGCGTCGTGAGGATGTCCGCGATCGACTGGACGAGGTGGGCATCGCCCGAAAGCGGCGCGCCGGTGTGGCGGTCCATCCCGTTCATTCCGGGGCACCCGTCTGAGCGCCGCCGGCCTGGACGCCGCCATGCTTGTGGTTCTTCAGGCTGATCCCGCCGGCGATCACGTCGTCGCTGGCGGTGAGCTTGCCGGTGAGGGTGATATCGCCGGTGATCGTGATCCCGCCATCGGCCACCAGCATTGCGGTGGCGCCGGACGGGAGGACGGCTTCGAGCTCGTGGCTTTCCGGGTCGTAGGCGATCTCGGCGCCATCGGCGAAGCGGATCAGCTCCCGCAGGGTCGTGCCGGGGGCGGGATGTGCATCGGCGACGACGCCGCGCAGGACGAGGCCGGCCGCGATCTCCCCGGCCGGGCAAAGCACCAGCACCTGCTCGCCGATGCTCGGCGGCGACCAGGTGCGGGTGGCCCCCATGCGGCCTTCGATCCAGCGCAACGGGGGGCTTTCCGCATCCTCGTCGATCCGCACGGTGCAGCGCGCCCCGGCAAGATCGACGGACGCGACGGTGCCCAGCCTGATCAGGCCGTCAGCGTCGGTCTCGATGTCTTCCGGGGTGCGCATGCACCCCGCTTGCCGTGCCAGGCCCCACGCGCGCCAGCGCGCGGCCTTGTTAGGGCAGGGGCAACAAGGTGCTGCGGCAGTTCAAATAATCGCGCCGATGGTGATCTTGTGTTCGACGCCCCGGGCTACCTCGGCGACGCGGGCCTTGGTGGCGGCAATATCGTATGCGCCGGCCTCGTCCAGGCAGGCGTTGACCCTGCGCCTGTGGGACACGCCGCCATGGCGGAAGGTGACGCCGACGGTGGCCGTTTCCGGATCGAACTTGCCGATGGTGGTCTTCATGAGGGCCTCTCAGTTGCCGATCGCGATGATGTTCGTGACGGTAGGCACGCTGCCGCCGTTAGAACCGAAGGCTGTGCCGCCGCCGGTCGTTACGTTGTAGAGATAGGGCGACTGCGAACCGACGAAGCTGAGGCCCGGGCTGGATCCGGCCACTGCCACGAACACGGCGTTGGGGAATGCGATTGGCCAGGAGAACGCCGAGCCGCCGGCGGTGGTGCAGTTGACCTTGCACCACTGGACGAACAGGTCATCAGCCATAAGTTCGTGCCTGAGCCGCAGGTAGCCGTTGCCGCCGATGCTGGCATCAATGATCCGGAGGAACTTGGTCGAGTTCAGGCCGTCGAGCAGATCGGCATCCAGCCCGGATCCGGAGCCATCGACCGTAAGCAGCTTGGCGAGGATCGATGCGGCCGTTTCCGAGGCACCGGCGACCTGCGCGTCGACATAGGCCTTTCGAGCGGCGTGGCCGGCTGCGGTGGGATCGCCAACGAGGCCCAGCTGGCCGGTCATGGTATCGCCCGCGCGATTGACCGGGTTGAAGCCCAGCGCGCCGCCGGTGACCTGATCGATCACGAACTTGCGGGTGGCGGCGTGGAGATCGGCGGTGGGCGGGCCGGACAGCGTCAGCAGCCCGGTCATGGTGTCGCCAGCCTTGTTTACCGGGGTGAAGCCGAGCCGCGCCGCGATGTTCGCGTAATAGGCTCCGTCCTGGCCGTCGAGCAGGTCGGCGTCGAGCCCGGATCCGGAGCCGTCCTGGGTGAGCAGCCATCCAAGGATTGCCGCCTTGGCCCCCTGCGGCGTGAGCGCGCGCAGCGTGTCGATGCCGAGCAGTGCCTCGGCGGTGGTGGCCAGCTCCACGACCCCCTGCCGTTCGGTGGTGGCCGGCGGGTTCGAAAAGCTGGCATCGCCGAAGCTGATCGATGCCGCGGCGATATCGGCAAGGACCACATCCACTGCCAGCGCGGCGATCGATGCGGCGGCCTTCGACAGGATCGGGTCGGTCTGGCCGGCGATGGCGAAGAGCGTCCCGTCCGCCAGGTAGAGCGCCAGGCTGCGCAGCGTGTAGGCGTCGTTCGACTGGTCCAGCGCTGTGACGTGGATCGTATCGGCGGCGACCACTTCGCCGGCGATGGTCGACAGGCGCTTGATCTCCCCGGCAAGGGTCGTGTCGCCGGTGCCTGGCACAATGGCGGTCGGGGAAATCCCGACCTGGGCAACCGTAACCGGCAGGGTGCCGGTATTGGCCGCATTGATGATGGCGGCGCGGCCGATATCGGTAACGACGACGGTGATCGGCATGTCAGCTTCCCAGAGTGAGGTAGTCACCGGAAAGCGTTAGCGGCTGTCCGGTGAGGGTTACGGCGGCGAGCGGGACGAGCGAGGCCGGGGTGGTGCCGGAAACGCGCGCGAAAACCGCGGGGCGGGCAGCGGCAGCGAGCCCGATCCCGCCTGAGAAGTTCACCGCCTGGACGAAATCGAAGTGGGACCGGGCGGGCTTGGTCCGGCGCACCTCGGCAATGACGGCGTCAACAAATTCGGCGTCAGGCGCACCGAACCCGCCGAGAGCAAGGAACAGTTGGAAGGTGTGCGGGATCGCCGGCGGATCGGCCTCGAACCATTCGCGCACGGCGATGTGGCCGCCGAAGGCCGCAACCACATCGGCCACCGATTTCTTCGAGCCCTTGATGCGCTGGACACCGATCGCCGAGGCGACCCTGGCGCGGCGAACGCCCTCCGGCCAGGCGGAGTCCCACGAATCGATCGACAGGCCCCAGGCGAGCCAAGGCAGCAGCTCGGCGGGGCAATCCTGTGCCGACCACAGCTGGCGCAGCGGTACACCGACGCCGTCGACTCGCCCGGCGGCAAGCACCTCCAGTGCGCGCTCGAGCGGAGTGGAAACTGGCGGAAGGAGCGAGGTCACTCGGCCACTCCGCCGTCGGTCAGGACGATCCCCGTACAATGGCCGGCCTGCAAGCGGGTGCATGGGATATCGGCCGGCGGCTCCGCGAGGGCGACGTTCTGCACGCCGGGCGGGCAGAGCGCGGCGATGATCCCCGCCCGGGTCACGTCGCGGCCGAGGCGGCGAATGTCCGCCAAGTGGGCGTCGAGCCGCGCCTGGGCGCTGGCGAGGACCACGGCGCGATCCGGACCCGCAAGGAAGGTCAGCGTGGCTTCCACGGTGAAGGGAATGATCTCGGCCGAGACGACGGTTACATGATCCGTGAGGGGGCGGACGCTTTCAGCGGTCAGCGCCGCATCAACCGTGTCCAGCAGCGGGGAGGGGGCGGATCCATCGCCCGAGCGCGCCAGAACGGCCACGGTGACCTCCCCCGGCCATGCGGCGGCATCGAGCGCAGCCGTCATCGCGGCGACCAGCTCCGGCGCGGCCGAGGCATCGTCCAGCACGCCGAGAACGATCTGGCGGATATCATCTGGCTCCGGACTTTGGACGGATGCGTCGAGAACGCCACCGTCTGCCGAGAGCGCGTGGAAGATGTAGGCGCCCTCCGGCCCGGCGACGGAATAGCCTTCCGGCGCGAGGACCAGGCGGCGGCGAAAATCGTCGTCGGTCTCCAGCACGGCGGGGGTTCCGGTGAGCGGATCGGCCGGGGTGAGGATGAAGCGCTCGACGCCGAACAGGGCGGCCAGATGATCGAGATCGGCACCGGTGGCGAAGGCGACCATCACGGCGCGGGCAGTATCATTCACCCGCTGGCGCAGGGCCAGTTCGCGATAGCAGAACAGCTGCAGCAGCTTAACCACCGGGTCGCTTTCGACCGTGGCGTCGAACGGCAGGCCCACGGCGGTGCACAGCGCCTGGAACTGAGCCGAGGCGGCGGCGAAGATCGTCTCGAAGTCGAGCAGCTCGACCGCGTCAGGCGCGGGCAGGCGCGAAAGATCGACCCCGGTGAAGCTGTCGGATGCGATTGCCATGGGCCGCTCATCCGGCCCGGGGCGCGTTCCCATCAACGGGCGCGCGTTGTTGGCAGCGGCCTTACAAGCGGGATGGCTTCACCTGGACCGCCGGTCTGGCGGAAAGACCGGCCATGTCGAAAGCACTCGAAACCCTGAGCGGCGCCGATGCCGCGGCATTTCGCAACGCCATCCTGGCCGTGCTGCCGGAGATCGCCGACCACGAAATCCGCATTGCCACGCTTGAGGGCGGCGGCGGTGGAGGGGCCTACACGCCGAGCTTCGACCTCTCCGATTCCCGCAACAGCGGCCACGCCGCGCTCATCCTTTAAGGAGCTGGACCAATGCCTTTCCCCACCTTCACCGGGAAGGACGCGAGCAACGCGGACGTCACTTTCAACACCCTGCCCAACGCGGGTCAGGCGACCAAGGCCGGCTCGCTGCCGGTGGTTCTTCCGAGCGATGCCGATCCGATGGCGATCACCGGCGAGGTGGAAATCAAGAACGACAGCGGCAATCCCATCCCGGTCACCGCCGGCGGCTATACGAAGGTAGCCCGCGCCACCTTCACTCGCCCTGCGGACACCATCGCCTATGCCACTGGCGATGCGGTCAGCGACAGCACCAGCTCCACCACCCCGCTGGAATTCACGATAGCCCGGGCGAACGGCGGCACCGGCATGATCCGGGGGCTGCGCGCCTACAAGACGGTCGCCAACCTCAGCAACGCCTACTTCCGGCTGCATCTGCTGAAGAGCCTGCCGGCCACTCGGCCCGTTGACAACGCCGTGTTCAGCGCGGCCGCAAGCGGGCGCGCTGCGGACCATCTCGGCTTCATCGACTTCAGCTTCGACCAGCCGTTCACCGATGGCGCATCCGGCCGGGGCCGTCCGGCTGACGGCGAGATCGTGTTCGAGTGCGCCGGCGGCAGCCAGAAAGTCTATGGCCTGCTCGAAGCGCGTGGGCCGTATGGCGGGGCAGGCACCAGCGGCGAAGGCTTCACGATCGACCTGATCTCGGCGAACGACTGATGCCCCGGTTTGCCGCCAATCCCGCGCTGACCGAGCAGCTCCGGGTGGTGAACCGGGTCTACCGGCGCCAAAACCTCCGCAAATGGTTCGGGGCCGCGAGCAACCGGGCGATCGTGGCGGCCGGGGTGCTCTGGTACGGCGATTCCTACGGCGAGGGCACGGGATCGACGGGGATCGGCTATCGGGCGGTGGACCGGATGAAGGCCTACCTGACCCAGCTGCTGCCCACGGCCGGCGTCGCCAATGTGGCGGCTTCCAACTATGTGCCGGGCTGGATCCGCAGCGGTGGCTTCACGCCCTATACCGAGATCGGATCGGTGACCCACTTCAACGGCTATGCCACGCTGGGCATCCGCACCACCGGCACGCAGGCGGTGGGGGCAGGGCTGAGCTGGACGATGACCGGGAGCCGCTTCTTCCTCGACTTCAAGCGCGTTCCCGGGGCGCCCACCAGCACGATCGACGTCAAGGTCGACGGGGTATCGGTCAGCGGCAGTCCGTTCAACAGCGACTGGTCCTTCCCCAACGACTTCGGGACGGTGGACAGCGGCCTGCTGAGCGACGGGGTTCACACCATCGAAGCCACCCAGGCGGGCGCGAACATGGTCTACATCGCCGGGCTGCGCTGCTACCGCGACGAGTACGCCAAGGGAATCCACACCTATGACGCCGGATATTCGGGCTACACCGCGAACCTGCTGGCGGGCGGCGGCTCCTATGATCAGGCGGTCTATTTCGGCCTGCCGAACCAGCTGGTCCTGATTGCCCTGAGCCTGAACGACGTGGTCTTCAACGACGATGAATTCACCTGGGCGGCCGGGATCAAGAACATCATCGCCAACCGGCGCAGCAAGGGCGGCAACAATGCCTCCTTCCTGATCGTGCTCTTCCCCATGCGCGGAGATACCGGGACGGCAGCCACCCTGAGCCGGTATATCGAGCTGGCGCGCCGCTACCTCAACCAGGCGAAGAAAATCGCCGATGCCGACAACGACGTGGCCGTGCTGGATATGACCTACATCGTGCCGGCCTGTTCAATGCTCGGGGTCAGCCCGAACGACGATCTGGGCTACTTCGGGGCGGACAAGATCCACCCGCCTGACAGCGGCCACGACCGCATCGGGCGCGATCTGGCCTACGCCGTCTGCCCCTGATCCGGACGCGGCGCTTGTTGCCGCGCGGCGGACAAGGCCGGCTCCTGTAGCATCCCGCGCGCGCGGCGCATGGTCCCCTCGAACTGACGAGGTGAACCATGCCCGCGCCGCTCGGCCCGATCCGCTACCTGACGATCCACTGCGCCGCGACGCCCGAGGGGCGAGACGTGGGCGCGGCAACGATCAGCCAGTGGGACATCGAGCGGTTCGGACAGGTCTCCTATCACTGGGTGATCGAGCGCGACGGCACCATGGTCCGGACCCTGTCCGATGCGGTGCGCGGTGCCCATGTCGGCAAGGCCAACACCGGCAACATCGGGATCTGCTATGTCGGCGGGGTCGCGGCGGACGGCAAGACCCCGAAAGACACCCGCACCCCGGCGCAGAAGAAGTCGCTGGCCACGCTGATCCGCACCTATCGCTCGCGCGTGCCCAACCTGGTCGTGCGCGGGCACCGCGACTGGCCGAACGTCCAGAAGGCCTGCCCCAGCTTCGATGTGAGCGACTGGATCGCCGCTGGCATGCCGTCATGAAGGGCTGGCTCGACAATTCGTCGCGCCTGCTGATCGCGGCTTTGGTGCTGGCACTGCTGGGCTTCGCGGCCTGGCTGTGGCTGGCCGGAGCGCTGACCTCCGGCGCCCGCGCGAAGGGCGAGAGCCGCCTGCAGGGCGCGCAGGTGGAGGCCGCCCAGGCCAGCGCCCGCGATGCCGTCAACACCCTGGCAACCACCCCCGCCAGCGAAGCGGCGATCGATGCCATCACCCTGGAGAACGACCGTGCGATCCGTTCCGCTCCCGGCGCTGCCGCGCCTGTCGATCCTGCTGTTGCTGCCGCTGGCCTGCGCGGCCTGTGTCGGCGCGCCGCCTATCTACGCGACCAGCGCTGCCTGCAGTTCACTCCTGCCCGCTGACTGGCGCCGGCCGGTTCCCGGCGCGCCCCTGCCCGAGGGGCAGGCCGTGGGGGGCTGGATCGCGTTCGGCGACGCCCAGACCGGCCAGCTCGACAAGGCGAACGGGCGGACCGTTGACGCGATCGGGATCGTGGAGCGCTGCGAGGCGCGCGACCGCGAGGCGGTGAGCAAGGCGAAGCGGCGCAAGGTGCTGGGGATCTTCTGACCATGAGCGTGCCGCCCCCGATCTACCGCTTCCAGCGCGGCGAACCGATCATGATCGGGCGCGAGGTCGTGTCCGGCGATCCGGCGGGCTACACGGTCGAAGCCGTGCTGAAGAAGACTGCCGGGCAGGTAATACCCAAGGCCAGCACCGTGGCAGCGGCCGCGTTCGAGGTGACGTTCGAGCCTGCGGCCGGAGAAGTGGCCGCGCGCTGGATCCTGACGATCCCGGCGGATGTGACCGCCGGCCTAGCACCCGGGCAGTATGCGGCCGACGCGCGATTCCTGCTGGACGGCGAAGTCATCCAGATCAGCGACCCGGTGTTCATTGCCCTGGCCGAAAGCGTTTCAGGATGAGCGCCCTAGCCACCCGCTGGGTGCTGCCCCCGGCCGCGCTCGTCACGGCGTGGTTCGGTCCGGACGGGCGGATCGAACAGGCTGTGCTGCAGCGGCCCGACGCCGGGGCGGTGCCCGTGGTGATCGGCCCGCGCGGACCAGTGGGCCCGCCCGGCACCGGCGCGACCACCCGGATCGATGCGCCGAGCGCCGCGACATGGATCCTGCCGCATGGCCTCGGCCGCGAGCCGCAGGTGCAGGTGTTCGTCGGCGCCGGCGAGGCGGTGATCGCGGATGTCGCCGTCGATCCCGTCCACGTCACCGTCACTTTCCCCACGCCCCACGCGGGCTTCGTCCTCGTTTCCTAAGGAGCTGTTGCCATGAAGGTGATGAACGGCCTCGACCTGCAGTCGCAGAAGATCACGAACCTTGCCGATCCGTCGAGCGCGACCGATGCGGTGACCAAGCAGTATGCCGACAATCTGGCACGCGGCGCCAAGTGGAAGGATCCTGTCCGCGCCGCTACTACAGCCAACGGCACCCTCGCCACGGCCTATGCCAACGGCCAGTCGATCGACGGCGTGACGCTGGCCACCGGCGACCGCATCCTGCTGAAGAATCAGACGTCGGGGGCGGAAAACGGCATCTACGTCGTCGCGGCGAGCGGCGCTCCGACCCGTGCGGTCGACGCCGACACCAACGGCGAACTTGCCCCTGGCGTCGCGGTCTATGTGACCGAGGGCACCGCGAACGGGGACAAGTCATTCGCGATCACGTCGGATGCGTCGATCACCATCGGCACCACGTCGATGACCTGGGGCCAGCTTGGCGGCGGAACCAGCTACAGCGCTGGCAATGGCATCACGCTCACCTCTACGACGTTCTCGGTCAATCCCGCCGCGGGCGGGGGCATCTCGGTTACGGCAGGCGGCGTTTCCGTCGACACCTCGATCGTCGCGCGCAAGGCGAGCGCGAATATCGGTAACGGCTCGTCCACCTCCATCGCGTTCGCCCACAACCTCGGGACGAAGGACGTGGCCGTTTCGGTGCGGGCCAATGCCGACGATTCGGGCGTCCTGGTCGATTGGGTGGCAACCGACACAAACACGGTCACCCTGACGTTCGCCACGGCCCCGGCCAGCAATGCTTACCGCGTGACGGCGGTCGGCTGATACCAGCCCTGCAGTGCCGACCAGCCTGATCAATGCGGACAACGCCGCCAGCGTCGCAATCAGCAATGGCGGGCTGACCGGTGCGATCAGCGCGTCATGGAAGACGCTTTATGCCGATGCCCGGCTCGGCGCCGGCGGCAAGCATATCTTCACGGTGACGGTGGACGCGATCGGCACGTCTCCGGTTGTGAATGTCGGCATTACCGACGCTCTCGGGATGGCTGGCTACAGTGGCCCGGTTTACCTGCAGATCAGCAACAGCAGCTGGGGCGTCGGGATCGCCGGAACGATGCAGTTCACCGCGTCACACACCAATGCGGTGGGCGACGTCTATATCATCACGTTCGATTCCGGCGCGAAGAAGTTCTGGGTCAAGAAGGGCGTCGCGGGGCTCTGGAACAACGACGTGCTGGCCAACCAGAACCCGGCGACCGGGACGGGCGGCTATACGGCAACGCTGACCGGAGCTTTCTTCTTCCCCTATTTTTCGTCGGACCCGGGCGGCGGGACCTCCCAGTTGACGTTCAACTTCGGCGCGAAGGCCACCACCGGGCTCACCGTGCCGAGCGGGTTCCAGAGCACCAACTGGAAGCGCCAGCTGGTCACTTCTGGATCCACAGTGACGCTGCCCTCTGACTGGACCGACAGCAACTTCGTCGAATGCATCGGCGCGGGATCAAACGGCGGCGCCGGAACTGGGACAGGATCTCCGTCCAACGGCCTCGGAGGGGGCGGTGGTGCCTGGTCGGCGAAATGGGGGATCT